CTCGTGGAAATGGAGAAGAGGGAGAAGATATTACTCATAATATTAAAGCAGTAAGAAATATCCCAATGACAATTCCATATTTAGGACGATTGGTAATTGATGGTGAGATTATCTGCGAAATTGATGTCTTTAATAAAAAATTTTCTAAAGATTATAAAAATGCAAGAAATTTCGCATCTGGGTCGATTAGACTACTAGACCCAAGGCAGTGTTCAGAAAGATGTTTATCTTTTGTAGCTTGGGAAGTTATTGAAGGAGGAACGAGCGCTCTTTTAAGTTATAGTCTTGCCGCAATAGAAGATATGGGTTTTACTTGCGTACCATTGATTACTGCAAACGAGGTTAGAAATGCTGATTTTTTATTAGAAAAAATTGATACCATAAAAGATTGTTGTGAAAGACTATCTTATCCTATTGATGGTTGTGTTATTAAGTTTGATAGCGAGATTTTTAGAGAACACCTTGGAGAAACCGCTCACCATCCAAAAGGCGCGATTGCGTATAAGTTTGAAGATGAACAATTTGAAACAGAGCTATTAGATATAACTTACGACGTTAGTAGGAGAGGAGTATTGACTCCAGTTGCTATATTTAAACCAGTAGATATTGAAGGAACTCTTGTTTCAAGAGCAAATTTAAGCAATTTATCTATTATGGTAGATACTTTGGGGGAATATCCAGAATACTTACAGCCAATTTGGGTATCAAAAAGGAATCTTATAATTCCGAAGATAGAGCGAGCTGTAAAAAATTGTATCCCACATGATCATATTATACCTAATTCAATTCCAAATTTTTGTCCTATTTGCGGAGGAGAAACTAAAATTGTTATTTCAGAAGGAGCAAAAACTTTAGTCTGCGCAAATGAAGCTTGCCCTAGAAAAATAATTAACGTGCTAGATCATTTTTTTGGAAAGAAGGGGCTAGACATAAAAGGGTTATCAAAAGCAACCTTTGAAAAGCTAATTGAGTGGAATTGGGTTAATACTCCATATGATGTTTTTGAATTAAATAAACATAAACAAGAGTGGAAAAATCGTGCTGGATTTGGAGAAAAGTCTGTTAACAATATTCTTGCAGCAATAGAAAAAGGGAGGGAGCAGCCTCTTGAATCAGTTTTGTCAGCGGCGGGAATCCCTTTAATTGGGCAAACTGCGGCTAAAGAAATAGCTAAAAGATTTCCAACTTACAAAGCCTTTAGGGAAGCTACTAAAAATTATAATTTTAATGAGATAGCTGGCTTTGGTGAGAATATGAACGATGAATTGCATTCTTTTGACTATAGCGAGTTAGATAAACTTATTAAAGATAAAATAACTATTGTTGTGCCAAAGCAAGACAAGGAAGTTGTCGCTTCTTTAAGTGGATTAACTTTTGTTATTACAGGGAAGTTAATCAATTTTAAAAACAGAGATGCGCTAAAAAAAGAAATAGAGTTACATGGAGGAAAAGTTGCCTCCTCTGTTAGTAAAAACACTAGTTATTTAATTAACAATGATTTAGAATCGACCTCGGCAAAAAATCAATTAGCGAAGAGGTTAGGCATCCCTATTATATCAGAGTCTTCCCTTATGGCGATTATAGGGCAAAAACAATAAAATTTTTTGACTTTAAAAAAATTTTATGGTATAATATATACATGATAAGGAACAGAGAAAAATGAAAAAAAGTTCTATCAAAAACTTAGCAAAAAAAATTATTGCTATGGAAAAACAAATATCCTTGGGCGAAAATGTCCAAGAGAACAAAGACAAAATTGAAAATATAATAATGTCACTCTCTTTTGAAGAGGTTCTATCTATTGATGAGTATATATGTTGTCATGATAAAACAAAAGAGAAAGACTAAATTATAGAAATAAAAAATATTTAATTTAAAAGGAGAAAATAAAAATGGCTTTAAGCGAAAATTCTAAGAAGGTATTTAATTATGTAAAGGATAACGATGGCGTTAACATGACAGCTGCTGATATTGCAGAGGGAACAGATCTTGGCGTAAGAACCATTAATGGTATTGTAACATCAGCGTTCCAGAGAAAGGGACTTATGCAGCGTACTCCGGCAACAATTCAGTTGGAGGATGGCACACCTAAGGCAGTTAAGTTTATTTCTTTGACCGATGCAGGTAGAGCATTTGACCCTGATGCGCCTGATGAAGAGTAATAATAGATAATATTTTGGAGATAGGGGGTGTTATACCCCCTATATTTTTTTTATGATTTTAATTACAATTTTAGCAGTTATTACTTCAATAATTTCTTTGTTGCGTACTCATTCACTTAATGAAGAAACAGATAAAAAAAATAAAGAACTGATATCTTTAAATTCTTTTTTGTACATTAAGAATCAAGAGCTGAGGGAGCAAAATGAAAAAGAGTTTAGTGAGTTAACTAGATCAAGACAAGAACTTGATGTAGTAAGGAAGAGTATTGAAAAAGAAAATGAAACTTTGAAAAACGCTCAAGGGTTTTCTCAAAATTATTTTTCTTTACTTGAGGAAACATACAAAAAGGAAGAAGAAAATTTTGATAATTCTCTAAAAGATCTTCAAAAAGCAACAGAGGAAAAAATTAAACAAATAAAAAAAGAAGAACTACAAGAAGAAAATGAATTAAAGAAGATTAAAGCAACTAGAGCAGCGATGATAGATGCCGCCAATAGAGAAAAGGAAATTCTCAACAACAAAGATTTCTTTTCTCTTGAGATATCTGAGAGTGATTTATATGATATAAAAATTCTAAATAATGTAAAACCAACCTTAAAAAATCCAAGAATATTAAGTATGCTAATATGGAGTACATATTTTCAAAAGCCTATGACAGCTTTATGCAACAGAGTTATTGGCAATAAAGAATTTTGTGGTATCTACAAAATAACAAATTTAATTACCAATGAATGCTATATAGGTCAAGCTGTTGATATGCCAAAAAGATGGAAAGAGCATGGCAAATGCGGATTAGGAATTGATACGCCTCAGGGTAATAAATTGTATAAGGCTATGCAGGAATATGGTTTACAGAATTTTACTTTTGAAGTATTAGAAAAATGTGATAATAAAAAAGAAGAATTAAATGAAAAAGAACGATTTTATATAGATGCTTATTTGTCTAAAGATTTTGGGTATAATAGCACGAAAGGAAATAAATAAAGAATGGGAAAGGTATTAATTCAATCTTATACAACAAAAGACCCAATAACACTCATGGGTATTGAAGCTGGAGTATGTTGGAGCGCAGACGTCGAAAACGAAGAAAAAAACTACAAAAGAGGAATTGAGTGCATCCGAAGCGGACATGGAAGGGTTGCGGAGTTCCCACAAATATATATGATATTGGACGGGTATTCTGCAAAAGTAATAAGAGAGTTTTATACCCATATTGGCGGATGTCCGACTCGTTTACAGGCATCAACTCGGTACATTGATTATGAGCATGGATTTGACTACGTAACCCCCTATACGATTAAGCGCGCAGATGAGGACGCTCAGCAGGCATGGCATGATACAATGGCTTTTTCTGCAGCAGCGATGGAAAAGCTTATAGAAGCGGGAATCCCAAAAGAAGATGCAGCTAATCTCTTACCTCTTGCGATGGAAACGAAAGTAGTAGTAAGAACAAATTTGCGAAACTTAATTGATATGTCACATCAAAGACTATGTTCTCGCGCATATTGGGAATTTAGACTTTTGTTTAACGATATAAAAAACGCATTAGAACAATACTCTCCTCAATGGGAAACAATTGTTTCAGAGTTTTTTAGACCTAAATGTGAATATTTAAAATATTGTCCAGAGAAACAGAGTTGTGGACATATGCTGAGAAAAAAATAATTGATTTTATAAAAAATTTATAGTATAATATATATGTAAGATAAAGAAACAAAAACAAAAGGAGCGGTAAGAAAAATAATTGATTTTATAAGAAAATTATAGTATAATATATGTATAAGATAAAAAAGAAAAAAGGAGAAAAATATTATGAGTAAGAAAGAGATTTTTATTAACGAGATTGAAGCATCAGGCATTATTTTATCAGAAGATGCGGCAGCATATTTTGAGAGTTTAAAAGCGGCAAAGAAGAGTAACGGCGATGGCGGAATTACAGAAAAAGGACAGATGATTGTGGATGCAATGAAAGAACATAAAGATGAAAGAGATAACTTATTCACTGCAGCAGATATTGCGGATTATTTAGGCTCTACACCAAGGCAGGTTTCCGGAGCGATGAGAAAACTGATTTCTCTTGAATTAGTATCTAAAAAGGAAGGTAAGCCAGTATACTATTCATTGGAAGTGTAACTCTGCGTTGCATTGATTTTATTAAAAAAAAGATAGTATAAGTAAAAAAATAAATAAATAAATAAGGAGAACTTAATAAATGAGAAAGACAAGCAATACAGAGCATATTGAAGGCTATTTATATCAACACGATTTGTCAATTAAGCAGGTCGGTAATGAGCAAAGTCCTAATTATGGGAAAAATTATATTGCTGGAACAGTAGAAATTTGCGTTGATGAAGAAGGCTTTAATATTATTCCTATTCATTATACATATGTGACAGAAACAACTAAGTCGGGTGGCGAAAATAGAACTTATACAGCGCTAAAACAGATTATTGATAATGGAAAAACATGGGTAGCAGATGGAAAAGAGTTAGCTTTTATGGTTAAAGCAGACACAGCGTTTGCTCTTAACGAGTTCTTCCAGAATGAAGATCTTGTTTCCTTAAAAAGAAACGAGGGTGGTTTCCTTTCTATTGTATCTCATATATCTAACGAATTAAGAGCGCGGCACACATTTGACTTAGATTTGTTTATTCAGAAAGTCGTTCATGTTGATGAGAATCAAGAAACAGGTGCTACAGAGCATGATTCCGTAAGAGGCTTTGCTTTTAACTTTAAAAATGAAATTCTTCCAGCTGAATTTATTGTAAGATATAAGCCAGCGATGGATTGGTTTGAAGGATTGGATTTAAGTCAGCCAATTTTTACAAGGGTTAGAGGCGAAATCAATAACAATTCTATTTCAGTAACGAAGGAATCAACTTCTGCATGGGGCGAAACTATTGTCGATAAAATCGAAAGAAAAGTAAAAGAGTGGGAAATCACTTGGGTGAATGGAGATTTTTATGACTTTAGCGAAGATTCCTCAGATTTGAAGCCATCAGAGCTTCAAGAGGCTATGCAGAATAGGGAAGTTAAGTTAGCTGAAACAAAGAAGCGGGCAGAGGATTATAAAAATTCAAAGGCTGTTGCCGCATCGGCGCCCGCGGGTCCAACTGCAACAAATATTTATGGCAACACGAGTATTCCAACTCAGGCTTTTAAATATTTCTAAGAAATCTTTTTGAAGGGGAATTAAATTCCCTTTCAAAAAAACTTTAAGCGATATAGATAAAAAGGAGATATAAAAATGGCAAGTATTGATTTATTAAACATTCAGCCGCATCAAGTTAGTCGAAACTTAAGAGGCTACTCTGTATTCTTTTATGGGGAGCCAAAGAGTAAATAATACTGCTCTCTTATTTGGGGACAAATAAGCAAACATTTCGGAAAAAACGGGAAAAGCGAAAAGAAAACCCGAACGGAAGTTAGTGTTTAAAAGCGCTAACACGTGCAACGCATAGGTTTTGAAACTTTGATAAAGGAAAATTGTTACAGATATGAACAATTTAGAAATTATTAATTTATATAACAAAGGCAAATCTCTAGCTAGCTTATCAAGGAAAACTAATTTAAGCGCTTACAAAATAAAACAGCTATTAATGAATAATGGTGTGCAAATTAGAACGCGAGCGCAACAAAATATGCTCTCTAATCAAGAGAGAGCTAAACCTGTAAACCATTCATATTTTGATTTAATTGATAATCCAAAAAAAGCTTGGATACTTGGTTTTATTGCGGCAGATGGGAATATTAGCTCTAATAGAAATCGGATTAAAATTGCTTTAGCAGAGCAAGACTCTGAAATCCTTGAAAAAATAAAAAATGAAATTGAAATTGAGAGAGGCATCCTTCACACTGAAACAAATAAGGGCTTTTTAATTTCCGAATTATCATGGTCTAGCAAAAATCATAAAGAACAATTAAAAAAATATGGCATTGTACCAAATAAAACATATCACCCAATATTAGTTCCTTCTTTGCCTTTTGAATTACAACTCGCATATATTCAAGGGTACTTTGACGGAGATGGCTATTTTAAGGATGATAAAAATTATTGTAGATGGGAAGTTTGTAGTTATAGAAAGGAAAATCTTCAATCTATATCACAAATAATCAGTAAGCTAGGAATAGAGTATAAGGATGCTTATAGCGCGCCAAGTAGGAATAATTATTTTACCTTAACGTACTCAACTGAAGATGCTTTTGTTATATTAAAAAAATGTTATGAAATATGCCCTCTTTACTTAGAGCGTAAACATCTCAAGTTTATAAATTGGGCAAAAAGAAATCAAAGAATATAATAAACCCACGAGTCCGAAACATCTTTTTTATTAAGATGAGAAGGTATGCTAATCTGGATCAGAAAAGACTGGTCGATGAAAATGAGAGAAATCTCCAGAGCGTAAGATAAAAAACTTACGGGTAAGAACATTATGGGTAAGACGACTATGGCAACAAAATTCCCTAATCATCTATTGCTTGCTTTCGAGAAAGGATATAATGCGATTCCGGGAGCGATGGCACAACCAATTAATACTTGGGGGGAATTTAAAAAGGTTCTTTTACAGCTTAAAAAACCAGAGGTAAAAGAAAAATTTGAAACAATCATTATCGATACGGCGAGCGTTATTTGCCGTGCGGCATAAGTGATTATGCCCAACATTAGAGTAAAAAACTGGAACCCTGAGATGGGAATCAGAGCGGAAGTTATATAAAATTAACACGCGCAACGCATAGGATTAAATTTAAAGGAGGTTCGGCTCACTATG